ATTCGCCAGTCGAACGGTCCGAGGGTTTAACGCTCTGTAAATTTGAGCTTGCCATTGGCTGCATTGCGTGCTATTGCCATGCTCACCATGACCGCAGACGAACGAAAGGGCATCGTAGCGCCTTTGCCAGCTTCCTACCGCACGCAGGACTATGACCTTGCCAATGTAACGCCAGAGCAAGTGCGCAGCATTCTACGCAACGTGCGCACCGGCAGGCTGGAGGATCAGGATCGACTTTTCCGAATGATGGTCGATTCTTGGTCGCGTCTGCGTAAGTGCATCAACGAGATCGCCGGTAATGTCACGGCGCTCGACATCGAGATCAAGCCAGGTATTCGCGAAGGTGCCGAGGAACCGACACCGCAGGCATTGCAGATCCACGAAACAGTAGAACGAGCGCTTGAATCGTATGCACCACGTCCGAGCCATTGGGAACTCGACACGAAGGGCATGATGCGTGCGCTTATCGACGCCTACGCCAAGGGAATCAGCGTGGTGGAAATCATATGGCACACCGAAAACGGAATCGTTTCACCGCGCTGCTACGCTCCAGTTCCAGCGAAGTATCTCGCCTATCCATCAGCATCGAACGAGATCGACCGCTTGATGATGGCACCGAACGGCGTCAACTACGACACCCTGATCGACTTCCCGCCTGACAAGTTTCTGATTGCCATCTGGCAGCAAGGGGGCTGTCATCCAATCCACTCGGCAAACCTTCGCGCGCTCACGAAGTTCTGGCTCGGTGCGATTTATGGTCTCGGATGGTTCATGCAATACGCGCAGTTGTATTCGATCCCGTGGCGACATGCGGAAACCGACGGCAGTGACGAAGCAATGATGAAGGCACAGGAGATGCTGGAAAATATCGGAACGAGCGGCTACGCAGTTACCGGACCGGGTGTGAAGTTCTCGATCATGGACGGCATCAAAGGTGGCGAATCGCTGCCACAGGTAGCTCTGATGAACGAGTCAGACAAAGCTTGTGATATTCTCATGCTGGGTCAGACGTTGACAACAGACGTGGGTGACAGCGGAAGCCGAGCGCTTGGCGATGTCCACGCGACAGTGCGCGGCGACATTCTGCAAGCGGTCGCGACATGGATCGGGCAGGTCGTGACAACACAGTTGATCCCTTCAATCGTTCGTATGAATTACGGCGCAGCGATCGCCAGCGAGGACATGCCCTATGCTGAAATCGTAATACCGAAGCCGAAAGATGAGAAGGCAATCGCCGAGCGCATCAAGATCGTCACGAAGGACATCGGGCTTCCAGTCTCGAACAAATGGATCTACAACGAACTCGGCATTGCTGAACCGCAAGAAGGCGAGGCGCTATTTGGCGAAGTCGAAGATCCGCTCCCATTGCTCCCTGAAATCACCGAGGCGGCACGCGCTGACATTGACCTACGACCAACCGAGGACATGGCGAAGGCAGCACAGGATGCGCTTGAGATTCGCAGACAGAAGCCAGCATCAGAGCGCGGCATGACATCGGTCGGCATCGCACGAGCAAGGGACATCTCCAACCGTTCCGAGTTATCAGCCGAGACGGTGAAGCGCATGGTGTCATTCTTTGCTCGCCATGAGATCGACAAAAAAGGCGAGACATGGGACGAGAAAGGCAAGGGCTGGCAAGCATGGCATGGCTGGGGCGGCGATGCTGGCAGAGAGTGGGCAAACGCAAAGCTCAAACAGATCGAAAATGACCGATGAGGAAATGCGTGAGGTGGCGGGGCAATGGCTCGCACCGGTGGATCAGATCTTTGCTGACCTGATCGACAAGAGCTATACCATGACCGCAGGCGCATTTCAAATTGAGGTTGAGCAAGTCATCGAACGCATACCGCAGTTGTTTTTCATGCTCGACAAACGAGCGCTTGAAACGTCGCTGGAGAATGAGATCGGCGCGGCAATCGTCAAATCACTAGAGCGCGAACTATGAAAATCACAATTACGGCGACGGGACTTGATCCAGTCAAAGCATCCATGATTCGATTACAATCGGCATCGGTGCGTAAGATCGCTGTGATGACTGGAGCGCAAGACGCTTTGGAAGTCGTCGAAAAATACTACAACATGGGCGGCTCAAAGCTTTGGGAAAATCCATCGCTTCCGACACATGGACCGGGACGTAAGAAAACGCAGTGGTGGCGAAAAGTGGCTGGCTCATGGTCAATCATGGGCGCTAGCGGATCAGGCGTGACACTACGCAGCAAGGGTGCCATTGGATTCTCGCACAAAGTAACCGGCGGCACGATCACAGCACGACGTGCAAAGTTCCTCACGATCCCCATCGTGCCAGAAGCGCACGGTCTGACAGCTCGCACATACAGTCGAACGATTGCACCGCTATTCGCGGTCAAGGGTGTGCTAGCGCAGGCAGATGAGAACTCACCGACTGGTATTAAGCCGGTGTTCGTGCTGAAGAAATCAATCACGCAGAAGCCATGGCAAAACGCTCTGCCACCTGAGAAAACATATCTCGATGCGTTTACGAACGGGGCGCTACAAAGCATCATTGCACAGGTCGAAAGTGCTACTTAAAGAAAAGTAATTACAAGCCGAAAGCGAGTGGTAATCTCTTACTCGAAATGGCGAACGAAATCATCAGTGCATCATTCCAGACCGAAGTGGAAGCTTTGGCTGAGAGCATTGTATATCTCCCTGAAGGCGAGCATGAAATCCATGCTACTGTGAACGGCAAACCTGCCAAGCGCAAGGTGAAGGTCGATGAGTCGATCCTCGCTTCGTTCACGAACGACTTGCAAGCTCGCCAATCTCGCAACGTGCGACCATTCGCAGGCTTCGATCACAAAGCTGGTCCTGCATCATTCATTCCTAAAGAGTTCCGCTATGAAACGGGCGTTGGGCTTGTGCTGGACATCGAATGGACACAAGCAGGCAAGAGCGCCGTCGAAGGCAAGGACTACTCCTATTTTTCCCCGAACTTTCTACTCGCCAACGGCACGCCAGCAGGTCTGCCGACACACGGCGAGATCGGTTCGCTCGTTAACGAGCCAGCATTCGAGGCGATGGAAAAGATCGCTGCATCATACAACGAAACCAATATGGACATCAAACCACTAATCGACCTTGGACTTGTTGCCGAGGATGTTGACCCTGAGAAAGCAATGGAAATTGCTAAGCTCGAAATCGAAGCCATGAAAAGCAAGATCGCTGAGATCGAAGCTGGTTACATGACGAAAGAAGCCGACGCAGTGCAAGCTGCTGCCAACCACGCCAACGAACTGGAGACAGTCACCGCATCGCGTGACGCTCTCGCTAGCGAAGTGGAAACGCTCAAAGCATCACTCGCTGAAATCGAGGACAAAGCTGCTGACAGCGTGATCGACGAGGCCGTCAAAGCTGGTCGCATCGCTCCGCAAGATGAAAAAGCCAAGTCATTCTGGAAGGCACAAATCAAAGCTGACAAGAACTCTGTGGAAATTCTCAACGCCATCCCATCCAAGCCGGTTAACGGAGAAACCGTTCTCGCCGGTAAAGCTGAAGAAGGCACCAAACAAACCGAACTCAAAGGACTCGCACTCGTCGAAGCATCCTTCAAAGCTCAAAACCAATCTCACTAAACAAACAATACTATGCCCAACAACCTAACTCTGTTAGACCTTGCCAAGCTCAACGGACATGATCCCATCGTCGGTCTGATTGAGGAAGTCGCCAGTGCCTCACCTGAGGTAACAATCATTCCAGCTCGCACGATTCGCGGCACGTCCTACAAGACAGTGACCCGTAACAGTCGTCCGAGCGTTGCATTCCGTCAAGCCAACGAAGGCACGGATGCCACCAAGTCGAACTTCACCGAACGTCTGGTTGAGTGCTTTATTCTCTCCGCTCGCGTTGAAGTCGATAAAGCTGTCGCACGCGGTTACGAGGACGGCGCCGAGGCTCTCCAAGCCATCGAGGCAATGGGTGTGATGCGCGCTGCTCTGACCACCGTCGGAACACAAACCATCTATGGCGACAACGCAAGCTCGAAAGGCTTCGCTGGTCTGCAAACACTTGTTACTGCTCTCGGCAGTAACATCGTAGTTGACGCAGGCGGAACAACCTCAGCGACTGGTTCCTCGGTTTATGCCATCAAGGCTGGAAACACAGGCGTGCAATACGTCTATGGCAACGGCACGACCTTCGACCTCTCGCCATTCCGTGAAGGCGATGCAGTGGATGCAGACGCCAAGCGCTACGCAGCATTCATCGCTGACCTCACCGCATGGATCGGCTTCCAGTGCGTTAACAAGAATGCAATCGGTCGTTTGAAAGACCTCACCGCAGACAGCGGTAAAGGATGCACAGACGCCAAGATTGCCGAACTGCTCAGCAAGTTCCCAGTTGGCGAGCGTCCGACTCACTTGCTCATGTCGCGTCGTTCCGCATTCCAGTTGCAAGTCAGCCGGAACACAACCCCATCCACCAAGCAGGAAGCCTTCACTGGCATCCTTCCCGGTGTTCCAACGGAATCCTTTGGAGTTCCAATCATCATCACCGACTCGATCGTTGACACCGAAACCCTGACCGCTTAATTCTAACCATACAAAATCATGAGCTTCGAATTTAACCGAAACATTCAAGACAAGAATTACACCTCCACTGTGGCTATCGCACAGGCTGGTGCTAACACCGCAGCATTTGACCTTGAGCAAGCAGTTGGTGGCGACATCGAGCGAGTAGTTTTCTCGCTCTCCGCTCCAACTGCTGCTGGTATCGCCGACACCAAAGTCGTGACCTACGCACTGCAAGACAGCGCCGACGGTTCTTCATGGGCTGCCGTGGATCCAGCAATCAGCACGACTCAGACTGGTGCTAGCAGCGCTGGTATCGCTGCCAAAGAGGTTCGCTTCCGCGTTCCAGCTAACACTCGCCGATATGTGCGCATCGCTCAAACGATGACCGCCTCGGCTGGCACGGTTACTGGCAACATGGTCGCTAAGCTTTTGTTCTAATCCGTTGGAACTTGTTGCAAAGGGCGGCGG